ATGAGTACATTAGAGAGCGCAAAAAAAAGCCAGAAAGAATCTGACTGGCACAGGGCCGATATCGTTGCAGCTCTTCATAAGCAAGGATGGTCGTTGCGTCGTCTGTCCCTGCATCATGGTTACAAAAGCGCCGGGGCTTTGAAGAATGCCCTAGATCGCCCATGGCCAAAAGGCCAAAAAATCATCGCTGATGCTATCGGGATCTCTCCCGATGAGATATGGCCCACTCGTTATCATAAAGCATTTTCAGGTGAATGGAATTAAGCATATGAACCAGATTAACCTGAAAACGCATTATACCGCTCAGGAATTAGCTGATTTGCGGCTTCCTGGATTACCTGAAACCAGGCCTGGAATTGTTGCAAGGGCCAAAAGCCATGGATGGGATTCACGAGCAAGGGCTGGTCGTGGAGGTGGAAACGAATATTCGATTGATAGTTTACCTAACGAGGCCCAGAACGCTCTTAGGGAAAAAATTTATCAATCGGTCTTAGCGAATAAGACGACGATGGTGGTCGATCGTTCAAGTGATATTAAGAGCCTAAAGCCACGTAGGGAGCTGACGCTGATTCGTCAATGTCCTGCATTGCTGGAGCGTGAAGTGAACTCACTTACAGTGAAGCAAAAGCAAATCGCAGATGCCCGGGCGGTGTTGGCCATGGAAGTCGAAAAGCTCAGAGATGCGGGTTTGTCACGCACAGCAGCGGTTAATTTCGTCTCCATGGGTTCACGCAAAGGAACGCTCCCGGAACATCTGATGAAAGCCTCTGAACTGGCCAATGCCCGTAAAGGCAGCAGTCGTGCAGGCATCGGTACCCGCAGCCTGCAGGAATGGGTCAGCGTTTTTGAGTCAACAAAACCAGGTATCGAGCGTATGGCCATGCTGGCTCCCGGTCATCTTAAAGCGAAGAAGCCAGAGCAAATTAAGTGGCTTCCTGACTTCTTGGCTCACTGGCGCAGTCGCAAGGGTCCTTGTCTTACCGAGGCGTACCGAGATTTTAAAGCCGAATGGACAGCTCTCTATGCTGACCAGCCGGCAATGATTGCGGCGTGTCCCTCCTATGACGCGGTTCGCCGGGCGATGGAGAAGCTGCCGCGCCGAGAGAAAGCGCGTGGCCGTGTCAGTGGTTCTGCTGCGCTGGCTTATGAATGCTTCCAGAAACGTGACTGGTCGCAAATGCCGGTTAATGGTTGCTGGATTGCGGACGGTAAGTCGCTGGAAATGAAGGTCGCCCACCCCGATCATGGTCGTCCGTTCACACCCGAGCTGACCCTGATTATTGATGGCCGGACACGCTTTGTCGTTGGCTGGAGCCTGGCATTATCTGAAAGCGTAATCGCGGTGGCCGATGCCTACCGGTACGCCATGCGCCACTTCGGTAAGCCATTGTTTGTTTACTCCGATAACGGTGGTGGTGAAACCAACAAAACGCTTGATGCTGACGTGACTGGTATTTTCAGCCGCCTGGGTATTGAGCACCCGACCAGCATCCCCGGACGTCCTCAGTCTCGCGGGATCATCGAGCGCCTGAACAAAGGGATACCGCGTCGTGTGGCCATGCAGTTTGACACTTTCAGCGGCGACAGCGCCGACCGGGAGCATGCGCGTATTACCGCTCGTGCTATTCAGTCAGCGGTCAAAGCGCAGGAGAACGGCCGCGAACTAACACCAGTACAGCGTACAGCTTTGGGGAAACTCCCTTCATGGCAGCAGCTGCTTGACGCCATCGCTGAGGAAGTGGACGTCTACAACAATACCCACGAACACAGCGAACTGCCCAGGCGCAACGGTAAACATATGACGCCAGCAGCGTACCGCCGGGCCATTCTTGAGCTCGAAGGTGACGAAACAGAGTATCTGACCGACGTTGAACTTCGGGAGGCGTTCATGCCTGAGATGGTGCGTACCGCGCAACGTGGCTGGCTTCGTCTGTTCAATAACGATTATTTCTCTGAAGAGTTGATCCAGGTAGACAGCGAAGATGTGCGTGTGGCCTTCGATATCCACGACCCGCAGTCCGTCATCGTGCGCCGGATGGATGGTTCTTATGTCTGTACTGCAATCTGGAACGGCAATAAACGTGCAGCGATTCCGGTCAGTGCAATGGATGTGGCTGTTGAGAAACGCCGTCAGCGTCGTATGAAACGCGTTGAAGATAAAGTTCAGGAGATCGAAGCCGAGGGCCGCTCTGTGTTACCGGGGCAACGATTCGATGACCTGGGGAGCTTCATCCCTGCTGAATATACCGTTGAGAAAGAAGAAGAACCTTATTTCTTCCTTGAGACTGACCGCGATGAATATCTGAAAAAAATCGGTAATACCCGGTAAGAGAGAGAAAATATGAGCATACATGTTGAACTGAATGACCTGATGACCCGCAAAGGCTACAGCCAGACTCAGGTAGCCCGCGCAATTGGCAAAAGTACCGCCACCATTAATCAATACCTGCAGGGGAAATATGCCGGTGATGTTCCCGCTATTGATAAGCTGGCTCGTAGCTTTATTAACCGTGAAGTAGAAAAAGAAAAATCACAGCGTATTACCGCCAGCTTTATTCCCACCATCACTTCCCGAAAAGGAATGGAAGTTATCCGCCTGGCTCATCTTGATGGTGATCTTAACGTTATCTATGGCGCAGCCGGGCTTGGCAAAACCATGATGCTACGTGAATACGCCGCACAGCATCGTGATGCGTTGCTTATTGAAGCAGACCCGGGATATACCGCCCGCGTGGTCCTGGAAGAGCTCTGTGGCCTGCTGGGGCTCAGCAAGCGTGGCAACATGCACGAACTCAGTGAAGCCTGTATTGCTGCCTTGCGCGAGTCTGGTCGCATTCTGATGGTGGATGAAGCAGAAAACCTGCCATACCGGGCGCTTGAGACTCTTCGACGTATCCATGATAAGTCTGGTATTGGCCTTGTTCTCGCAGGAATGCACCGCCTGATTATTAACCTGAAGGGTAAGCGCGGTGAGTATCAGCAGTTATATAGCCGTGTTGGCCTGGCTTTCTGCATCGGTGATTCACTGCCGCAGGACGATATTAGCGATATTGCGATTAGCATGCTGCCTGATGCCAGTAAGGCCGATGTGAATGATGCCCTGTTTAAAGCCAGCAACGGAAATGCCCGTCGTTTGTTCAAGTTAGTTCGCGGTGTTAGCCGCCACAGTGAGATCAGTGGTAATGCCGTCAGCGCTGGCGCGGTACGTAAGTTTGCTGAAATGCTGATTAATTAGGGGGAGCTATGGCAAAAATTGAAATATCTGTAACCCGAAAAGGGAAAGGCATTGATGTCCAGTGCCGAATGATTAAGGACGATTCTGACTCAGAACTGGTTAAGAAAGCAGCCCGGGTTATTCTGGTTTCACTCGGCGGTTTTATCCATTCAATTCTGAGAAAAATGTTAGGGGCAGTTAACGATTTATCGACTGTTCCAGTGAAAGGCAATGATTCATTTCATTAATTTTCAGGAGTCACTATGTGCCGTTTACCTATTAACGATCCGAAAATGATGGCCCCGATTAATCGTCTTATGCGCGGTGGCCTGCAGGTTCTGGATATTAATACCCGATTCCGCCGCCCGATTGTCGAGGTCGATCGTCCTTTCGAGGCGTGGCGCGGGAAGGAAGTCGAAATAACCGAACGCAAAGATGGCAAAAGCTCACAGGTCAAAATGCTTATCTGGCGCGGAATGCATGTTATCTGGAGGTAGCGTGGCTGAGATAGTTATTACGATCAGTGAAAGCGGCGAGAACCTGAATGTATCCGCGATTATATCAGCAGAGAAAAAGGACTCCCGTTTAGTTAAAGATGTTTCAAACATTATTGCACCGTTAATGCTGGCAGCTGCCAGTGCTGAAATCGCTAAATTTTTTCAACATTTAAATGAGGCCCATCATGGATAAGAAAGAAACACAATTTACTGCAACGACTGTTCCGGCTGATTACTGGGTTGATGCTAAAGGTGCATTAATCCCGGAGAAACTCCTTAAGCCCATCGACAAGGCTCGTGATGCTTTGGTTGGTGAGATTGTAACTAAAGCTATTGAGTTGAATAAACTGATGGCGGCTTTCAAGGCAGTAACATTTGCCGATATTGCGGCGTTTGTTGACCTTTCGGCTAATGAATATGGCGTGACGGTTGGTGGTAAAAAGGGGAATGTCACCCTCTTTACCTTTGACGGTCGTTATAAAATTCAGCGGGCAATGGCTGACAGAATGCAGTTTGACGAACGCATCCAGGCAGCAAAAGCGTTAATTGATGCGTGTCTCAATGAGTGGACAGAGAATGCCCGCAAGGAAATAAAGGCGATCATTGATCGTGCCTTCGATGTCGATAAAGAAGGGAAAATCAGTGTCAGTGCAGTTCTTTCCCTGCGTCGTTATGAATTTGACGATGAGCGCTGGAAAAAAGCAATGGTGATTATCGGCGAGTCGTTGCAGGTTCTAAACACCAGTTCATATATCCGTATTTATGAGCGGGTTGGTGATAATGGTCAATACAGGCCGATTTCTCTGGACATGGCGGCGGTGTGATATGAACGCGAATGAGTTTAACCGGAAATATAAATCTGGTACCGCATTCTGGCATCAACGCCCAAAGGAAACCGAGCGTCGGGCCGTAAGAACTGTTGCTGCGGCTATGGATTTGAAGTCTGCGACAATTGTGGAAATTAACGTAGAGCCCTGGCTTGCAAACGTGAACTCACTTACGCGTCAGGACTAATTAAACCTTAAATGTTTTTAAATGGCGTAATGCGTCAGGGGATGCTTACGCCTGAATATGGGGTTTCAACAATGAAAATATCCGCTGAAAGATTTATTGACCGCCTGATGATGACCACCCATCTACGGGCGATTACCTGGTTGTTTTGCGTTTTCTTTTGCATCGCTGTATGGGGCGTAGGTATTCACTACAGTCTGAAAATGATTGAGCTGTTATTCACCATGTTTAAGGGGGCTTAAATGGGCTTTTATAAAATATCCACAAAAAAGGCGCTTGGCGCATGGGACAATGAAATTAACCAACGTATTTCTCTGAAAGAAAAAGCGGACGCATTCGCTAAAAAATTTGGCGGTAAGCCAGTCTTTTCTGGTAGCGCTACAGACTATCACTTTCACGGTCTGTCATTCGATGTCGCGCCACTTATTGGACATAGCAGTCTCTGGACGCTTTCCCGTTCACAGAATGGTTATACCCGCGAGCCCCGTGGTAAGACCCGTATTCCCCGCGAGCGCCGCGAGGAACATCAGCAGCTGCTGGACGCATGGGATGACGGTCGCCCCACGGAAAGAATCTCAAGGGAGCCTTACTGGAAAGCCCTGGGTCTTGAATGGGGAATGTTGATCCTGTGTGGCATTACCCACTATCGGGTCGGGGACGTGATTTATTTCAAAACCGACGCCAGACCATCCCCGGATTCCGGTGCAATCGAGATTGTTGAATCGGAATTTAACGCTGCTGAAAAAACACTGGGCTCATAACAGGGGGCGATTATGGCTGGATATCTCTGTGTCTCAGGGTGCGAAGTTCTGGATAAGGGTAGCAAACGTATTTATCACCTTAACGATAACTCCGTTGTAATTGAGCATCCCGATTACCCAGGAAAGACACGATTTCAATTTTATACCCGTAGCGGTCAGTCAATTCGTAAACCGGCTGATAAAACAGCAATGAAACAAGCCGTAGAACGTCATAAGAAACGCTGGAGATTAGCATGAACACCGAAAACCGTTTTATTACCACCTGGTCAGGTCAGCACTTCTATTTTTGTAATTCAGGCGTTGACGTTATTTATATTGATGATATTGCCCAGGCGCTTTCTAACCTGTGCCGGTTTACCGGCCATTTGGATGAGTTCTATAGCGTCGCTCAGCATTCCGTGCTGGCCAGCTATCTTGTTCCGTCTGAGTTTGCGCTTGAAGCTCTGCTGCATGATGCCAGTGAGGCTTACTGCAATGATATTGCTGCGCCACTTAAAGCGTTACTGCCTGATTATCGCGGTATTGAAAAATGGGTTGAGGGTTTAATCAGCCAGAAGTTTGGCCTTCCCGAAACCATGAGTCCGGTAGTCAAACAGGCTGACCTCATCATGCTGGCCACAGAACGCCGTGACCTGTTTATTGACGACGATACCGAGTGGGCCATTCTCAGGGGCATTCAGCCTACGGATAAATTTATCATCAGCCCGCTTAATCCACGTCAGGCCAGAAAGAAGTTTATGGAGCGTTGGCATGAACTTAAACCAGCAGCATAAAGACATCGAGAAACAAAAGCTGATGATTGACGCATCGAGATTCAGGGATCCGGCAGAACGTCGTAGTTTCTGGTCAGTCATCTTCATCACCTTTATTTCAGCATTAGCTATCGTCCTTTTTAACTTTATTTTTTAGGAAAATTACCAAATGAGTCATGACAAAGATGTTTTAAATAGATTCCTGATAAATACTGCCAATCACACAATGAAGGTTCACCGCGATGATGGTATTTATCGTCATCTGGAGTTTTCACGTAATGGCAGTAATAGTTATCGGTTTGATCTGGTTACATGGCCAGGCTATCTGTGCGTCACCGGCGATATGGGAACGTGGACCTTTAGCCGCATCACAGACATGTTCGATTTTTTCACGGCCAGCCATTTCGGGCGGCAGGAAAGCTTTCTTATTAACCCTGGCTATTGGTCCGAGAAATTTGAAGCTGGTGCAGGACGTGGTCGGCGTGAATCGCCCTGTTTCGAGTTCGATGCACAGGCCTTTGATCGCGGGTTACAGCAGTGGCTCGATGCCTATCTCGAAGAGTGTGACGACGATGATGCTGAAGAAGTTAGAAACGCTATTAGTGAGCTGAAGGACAACAATTTCACCACAGAGAGCGATGCGTATCATGCCCTCGATAGCGCCTATTTTCCTGGCAATGTCAGTGCATTCGACATCTGGGATGGTATTGAGGGTCTCCAGGCGTACAGCGTCCACTATCTCTGGATCTGTTATGCGATTGTGTGGGGAGTTGAGCGTTACCGCACCGCCAAACTGACGGACAAGGCGATGAATATCTTTCTGGCTGTAGGGGGGGATTTATGAATATCAAACCTCCAAAGCAACTTTATAAATGGGATAAAGCACGGGTGAAACTCGCCAGACCCGCATCAAACATGATGGCATCCCTTCCGGCAGGTACAACCGGGACAGTAATGAAAATGGGGAGAGGTCTTGAATTTACCTCCGATGCTTGCCAGTGCTGTGGTGTTCAGGTTCGTATAACGAGAATGGGGCCCGATAATTTCGAACTTATTGAATTAGGACCGCTGCCCGGAGGAAACAATGAAGAGCCTCCTGCGTAATATGACCGCCGTTAACTTTAACCGGCGTTATCCGGTGGGCTCCCGGTTCCGGTATTACATCGTTCCCGGGATGCCTGAAGTGGAAGAAGTCGTCACCACCTCAGAAGCCTGGCATGTACGTAACGGCCGGCTGGTCGTCCGGGTTGCCGGGAAAATCGGGGGCGTGTCGGTTAATAAACTCGAACCCATTCAGTGAGTCATTCTTGCAGGCACTTTGCGGAGTGCCTGCCGTAATGGCAACCAACAGGAGGTAATATGTCCACTCCAGCAAAACGCGGCCTTATCGGGGCCATCAAAGCCGGTCAGGCTCATCTGGGCTGGGATGACGCGACATATCGCGCCGTGCTGGCCCGTATGTGTAACGGCAAAACCTCATCCACAAAATGTTCCCTCGACGAGCTGCAGGCCGTGCGTGAATACATGCATGAACAGGGTTTCCCCCGCCAGTCAGCCCGTCACGGCAAGCGGCCAAATGTGGCCCGTTCACGCAAAACGATGCTCAGCAAAATTGAAGCTTTGCTTGCAGATGCAAAACGCCCGTGGAATTATGCCGAGAAAATGTGCGATCATATGTTTCAGGTAAAGCGTGTGGAATGGTTGACGGATGAACAGTTAACCAAGCTGATGCAGGCGCTGGCCATAGACGCAAAACGGCGTAAAAAACGGGAGACAACAGATGAATCTGCAACAGGTGACAGAACTACTGCCCCCGGCAGTAATACAGATAGCTGACCTGATTGGCTTCCCGGCCACCGAGCAGCTGCTATCCGCGTTCGGTGGTACCACTTTCCCGATTGGTAAAGGTCTCCGCGCTCTCGGCGCTAACCGCGCCGCTCTTCTCCGCGATACCATCGGCGACCACAATACCCAGCTCCTGATCAAAAACTTTGGTGGTGAGGTGCTTTATCTGCCTCGTTGCGATCGGGCGTTACGTGAGCTGCGTAACCGTCGGTTCCTGGCTGAGTTTGACTCCGTTCGTCAGGATGGCACCTCTTCACTGATGGCCATGACTCAGCTATGCCCGCGTTATGGTTTTAGTGATCGCTTCGGATGGCAGCTGCTGGCGCAACAAAAAGTAGAAAAATCTAATATGAATCAAAACGAATTATTCTGAGGAGCTATGAAAAAAATAATCACAATACTGACTATGGTCATTCCTTTGTTTGCATATGCAGATAAATCAGACCTTCAGAATAAACAAAAGATAGCTCAGGATTTTTACACAAAAGTTAATGCAGTTATGGTGAATACCGATGAGGCGAAAGAGTCATATCGGCAAGGAAATCCTGCGATGTGGAAAGCTATTAACAGCGACTTAAACGCGCTTATCAATGAAGCGGATTCCGAGTTCGGATCAGAGCTTACCTCATCATTTCATGGTTGTTTTAAGCTGGGGACGGCTGCCAGAGACCTTTGGACTGATAAGATGATGAATTCTGCCACGCTTGATATAACAAAAAGCAACTACGAAAATGCGAAGCGAGAATGCAAGCAGAATATAATTAACCCGCAGGCCAAAAATGATAATGCAGCAATCATTGACGTTACACAGTAACCCACTGAACCCCTTCACCTGATTCCCTGATCCCCCTCCCGCGATACTGACACCACCTTTATTTTCCGTGGTGTCAGTACATGAATCTCAACGACTTCCAGCGTGCCGCCGGCATTACGCAACAGCGGGCGCAGCAATGGCTTGATCCGCTGAATGCGGCCATGGCCGAATTCTTTATCAATTCCCCGTTGCGCCAGGCTGGCTTTATCGCGCAGCTCGGCCATGAAAGCACTCGCTTTGCCGTCATCAGCGAAAACCTGAACTACCGTGATGCTGCGCGTCTGGCGATGATTTTCCGCTCTGACTTCGACCGCAACAAAAACCGCAAGATTGATCCGGCTGAGCTGGAGTTTGCCCGGGGCTTTGTCGGTAAACCGCAGGCCACAGCTAACTTTGTCTATGCCAACCAGGGCGGGAACGGCCCGGAATCCTCCGGCGACGGCTGGCGTTATCGTGGTCGTGGCTTAATTCAGGTTACCCTCAAAAACAACTATCGGGCCTGCGGGCAGGCGCTGGGGCTGGACCTGCTGAACAATCCCGATCTGTTACTTGAACCGGTGAATGCCGCCCGTTCTGCCGCCTGGTACTGGTATCAGCACGGCTGTAATGCGCCGGCGGATGCGGCCAACGTGGTCGAAGTCACGCGCAAGATTAACCCCGCGCTGGTCGGACTTAACGACCGCGCCATGCTCTTCGAGAAAGCCCGGAGGGCGTTATGTCCCTCAAAGAACTGATTTCTAATCCGTCGGGCCGGCTAAGCACCTCCGACACCATTACGTTTTTTACCTTTCTGGTCACGTCCGCGATCGTCATCTGGTACGGCTACAGCCTGCAACTGCAGGAGTGGATGTTTACCGCCTACATCGTCGCGTGGGCGGGCCATAACATCGGCTCCAAACTGGTGGCCATGAAGCGCGATCAGCCTGCCACCGGTACAAACGGAGGTTCTCCTGATGGTCAGTAAACTCTGGACGCTGGTTAAACCGCTGCTCCCCTGGCTGGTTGCTATAGCGCTGATTCTGTTTGCGGGGATCTGGATTGGTATTCAGGTATGCGCCAGCCAGATGCGTGGAGATGTACAGACGGCGAACAATGCGACGGCGACCGTCCAGAAGGCGTTCGACGATTACAAGATTGAGCGAGAAAAAACGGATGCCGACAAGGCCAGGCAGAACCAGTCACAGCTGCAGGCTCAGGTAAATCTTGCTGAACACTACCGCCAGCAGGCGGACAAATTGTCCGGGGAGCTGCTGGCCAAAGGCAAAGCGCTGACGATCGCACAGCAAAAACTGAAGGAAAAAATTGATGAACTCGCACGCAAAGATGGTGCTGGCTGGACTGGTATCGGTCCTGGCGCTTTGTGCCTGTACCAGCAGAACCTCGGCTATCCAGCCGGACCCGGTTGTAGTCAATACCTGTCAGCAGCCAACAGCGGAAATGCTGGATATTCCGGCGATGCCGGCAGCGCCGGCGGCGGACTCTCTCCCCGGGGAATCCTCGGCCACAGCAACGACTACGGCGAATGGTGCCAGCTCATCCGCAACAAACTGAACACCATCCGCCAGCTCTACGGTAAGGAGCCGCAATGACATCGGACATGCTTTATCAGTTACTTCTCGGACTTGTCACGCTGTTCGGCGGTATCTGGATCCGCCGCCTGCAGCTTGATATCCGCGATCTGGAAGAATCGGTTGACCGTATCAGAACGGAATACCAGCGGCGCGATGATGCTTTGCGTGATTACAGCCAGGTATCGGACAACATCCGGGACATCAAGAACTCACTGAACCGCATCCTCGACAAACTGGACAAGAAGGCAGACAGGACATGAAGGCCAGACAAAAGCGGCGGCAGCGTCGTATTACCACAGCAAACGTGACGCCGTCGGTCAGGCTGGCCAGCGATGACCCGTTAATGCTCCTGCAGCAGTTGCTGACGGAACAGCGCCGGCCGTTCTCCCCCGACATCATGCCGGAGCTGGAGAAAATCTCCGGGGCGGTGATGCGTATCGATCGGCGTATTGATGCGATGGAAAGCCGGGTTATCCGTCAGGGTGCTATCTCCGGCGGGCTGACCGGGGCGCTGTCGGGCGGGCTGGTCGTGACGACCATTTCCTTAATCAAGGCCAAGATGGGGTTCTGATATGGCGCATCCGCCCGAGACAAGGGAAAAAGTACGGCGGCTTTATATTCAGAGCCAGCTGTCCCTGCAGATCGTTTCTTCGCAATGCGGCGTCAGTTTTGCGACGGCCGCCCGCTGGAAGAAAGACGCGCAGGACAGCGGCGACGACTGGGACAAGCTCCGTGCCGCGAACGTGCTGGCGGGTAATGGTATGGAGGACGTCGGCCGGGCCATCCTGGTGGGGTTGCTGGTCCAGTATCAGACCACCATTGAACAGCTCAACGTTGATTCACAGCTGCCACCACAGGCCCGGGTTGAGCTGCTGGCCAGTCTCAGTGATGCCTTCAACAAAGCGACGGTGGCGAGCAAGCGCGTTTTGCCGGAGACCTCGCAACTGGCCACGGCAATGGAAGTGCTGACGATGCTCAGTACCTTCATCAGTGAAAAATACCCTAAGCATATGGAAGCCTTTGTCCAGGTGCTGGAACCCTTTGGTAATGAGGTGCAAAAACACTATGGCTGACAAATTAATCCGGGTGAATTCCCGCGTCAGCGTGATGGCCAGCCAGGTGGCTTACGTCATCGCGCCGGAGTTTAAGGATCGTATCGACGTTCACCTGCTCGATGGCCGCGTTGAAGAGCTGGAATACTCTATGCGTAACGAACGCTGGAGCGCTAAAGACCGCTTTGAACAGGCTGTTAACGACGCTTTAAAGGGGGAATAAATCATGTTTATTTCCGCCGTTGTGAAAAATGTGTCTCACGATCGCCTGTCTTTCATCTGCCCGGGCTGCGGTTTTCCCCATCAGGTGACCATTGGCCAGGGCGACGGCCCGCGCTGGGACTGGAACCATGATTATGTTCGCCCGACTTTTAACCCCAGTATCCTGGTGACCTGGGAAGAGCCGAGCGATAACCCGGCATTTTTTGATGACCGGGCTAAGGACCAGCACCGTGTCTGTCACAGTTTTGTGCGCGATGGCCTTATCCAGTATCTGGCGGACTGCACGCACGAACTGGCCGGGCAGACGGTCCCGCTTTCGCGTATCGGGGAATAACTGTGGCGCGTAAAAAGAATGTCTCCCTGAACAAAAAGGAGTTTGAGGCCCAGCTCAACGAGCTGGCCGCATCGCTGCGCCGGTCCATCGAGGCGGAACAGGTCGGCTTTGACCCGTCTCAGGAGGCCGTCAATCAGCGCCGTGAGGCGGTCAGGGATCCGGTTAACGGCTTTCGTTACTTCGTGCAGAACTACTTCCCGCACTATATCCGCCATAAAGATGAGTCGGAGCTGCATAAGTTCCTGTTTCAGCGTCTGCCTGAAATCGTTAGCGCGACCGTCAGTCAGCAGGATGCCATCGCCGCTCCCCGTGGTGAGGCCAAATCGACCATCGTCAGCCAGCTCTTTGTTCTGTGGTGCATCATCCTTGAGCTGAAAAAATACCCGGTCATCATCATGGACAGTATCGACCAGGCCTATCCGATGCTGGAGGCCATCAAGGCCGAGCTCTGCTGGAACCCGCGGCTGAAGATGGACTTTTCCGACGCCTGCGGCGCGGGCCGCGTCTGGCAAATGGGTACCATCCTGACAGCGACGGATATCAAGGTGCAGGTTGCCGGCAGCGGTAAAAAGCTGCGCGGCCTGCGTCATGGTCCGTATCGTCCCGACCTGGCTGTACTGGATGATATCGAGAACGATGAGCTGGTCCGTAACCCGGACCAGCGCGACAAGCTGGATAACTGGCTGAAAAAGACCGTCCTGCCGCTGGGTGGTGCGGGGGCCAAGTTTGATGTGATCTACATCGGGACCATTCTGCATTACGACTCGGTGCTGTCACGTACCCTGAAAAACCCGCTGTGGAAGCGTAAACGCTTTAAAGCGCTGATCACCTGGCCGTCAGACATGACGCTGTGGGATAAGTGGGAAGAGGTCCTGCGTAACAATGACGAGGACGGCGAGCTGCTGGCCCGGGCGTTCTACGATGAACACAGGGAGGCAATGGAAGCCGGCGCGGTAGTTTCCTGGTCAGCGCGGCCACTCTATACCCTGATGTTGATCCGCGCCCGTGACGGTCACAGTACCTTCGACAGTGAATACCAGAATGACCCGGTCAGCGGCGATGATGCGCCGTTCGCCACGTGTATCACCTTCTGGGTTAACCGGCTGAAGGAATGGTCATTCTTTGGCAGCATCGACCCCAGCCTGGGTCTTAAAGGTAATTCCCGCGACCCATCGGCGATCCTTGTTGGCGGGTTTAACCGGATGACCGGAGTCCTGGACGTCGTCGAAGCCCGCATCAAAAAGCGTCTGCCGAGCGTCATTATCAGCGACACCATCGCGTTACAGCGCGAATACGGCTGCCTGTGCTGGTCGGTTGAAGCCGTGCAGTTTCAGGAGTTCCTGCGTACCGAGCTGGTCCGTCAGTCAGCGGAACTGGGGGTTCCGGTTCCGGCGATGCCGGTCACCCCACATTCAGACAAAATCCTGCGTATCGAGTCGCTGCAGCCCTACGTGTTCAACAAACTGATTCGGCTCAGCCCGACCCAGGTCACCCTGATAGAGCAGCTGCGCCATTTTCCGATGGCAGACCATGACGATGGCCCGGATGCCCTGCATATGCTCTGGGCGCTGTGCAACTCCTTTGGGACGCGTGACGGTTTCCGCCACGTTCCGCGCCGGCAGGACGATGACAGAGATGATGACAACAGACATTCAGGCCAGCAGCGCCAGCGTTCCCGCTCGCGCTTTGGTAACGGAGGATGGTAATGGGCAAGATAGTTGATCAGTGGGGCCGCCCATTTGATAAGGCGGTAACCAAAGCGCCGCAGACAGCACGGATGATTCAGCTTAACAGCACGTATCCCGATCACCCGTCGCGGGGGCTGACGATTCGCCGTCTGCCCCGGATACTGCAGGAAGCCGAGCAGGGTTATCTTTCCGCTCAGGCTGACCTTTTTGACGATATGGTCGAAAAGGACGGCCATATTTTCTCGGAGATGGCCAAGCGTAAGAATGCGCTGCTGGGTCTCGACTGGAGCATCGAGCCTCGCCGTAACGCGACGGCGGAAGAGAAGAACCTCGCG